CTCTCTTATATGCGCGGGGAAATTTTGAGGAGAGGGGGTAAAGCCGAGGTGGAGCCAAAAACTTCCAATGACGCGCGCGCGCGAGCGCGCACGGACAAAGAACCCGAAAAAGCCGGGGAAAAATCCGCGAGACGGACACCGATGGAGCGGAAAAAGCGGACGATCATCGAGCGGATGCAAAAGCTGGGGACATACAAGCCGCAGTACATGGAAGCAATCAATCGGACGGCGAAATTGTACGTTCAGATGGACGAAATCGAAGCGGCGTTTGAAAAATCCGGCGGAAACGTTGTTGTCACGCACACCAACAAGGCCGGAGCAAAAAACTTCGTCAAAAACCCTTTCCTACAGGCGAGAGACGAGGTCTACACGCAGCTGCTAGCCCATGAGCGGGAGCTGGGGCTCACCCCTGCGGCGCTCAAACGGATCAATGAGGCGGCAATGGCAAAAGAAAAGAAAAGCACGCTAGGTGAGGCGTTGAAGGCGTTGAGCGGATGATGCGAGGCAAATATGCGGAGACGGTATGGGAATATGTGCAGAGCGTACTCAGCGGGGAGCGGATAGCCTGCCGGGATCTGACGCTTGGGTGTAGGCGATTCGCGGAAATGGTGGAGAGCGGGAAGTACGACATCAAAACCAAGGACGCGGATTTTGTGATAGGAATCATTGAGGCGACGTTCAAACACAGACAAGGGGAAAACCTAAAGGGCGAGCCAATGCGGGGCAAGCCTTTTTTACTTGAGCCTTGGCAAAAGTTCTGCCTGTACGCCATGCTGATTTTCTTCAAGCCGGGGACGGAGGAGCGGCTGGTAAAAGAGGCGTTTATCTTCATCCCGAGGAAAAACAGTAAAACGCTATTCGCGGCGGCGATTGCCTACGGGCTGGCGATCCTTGAGAGAGCAAGCGGGGCGAAGGTGTACGTTGTGGGCGCGGCCCTAAAACAGGCAATGGAAAGCTTTGATAACTGGCGCTACAACATCGAGAACAGCTTGTACGGCAACCGAAAAGAGGCGGAGGCGGACGGATGGAAGATCCTCAACAACAGTTTCGAGCACAGTATCAGCCACGAGAATCTGGCGGGCGGGTCGATCAGCCTGAACGCGCTGGCATCCAACCCGGACAAACAGGACTCCTTTAACTGTAATATCGTCATCGCCGATGAAATCCACGCCTACAAGACACCGAAGCAGTACAACATCCTCAAAGAGGCCACAAAGGCGTACACAAATAAGCTGGTGATCGGTATCACCACGGCGGGAGACGACGGGACGGGCTTCTGTGCACAGCGCTTGGAGTACTGCCGCAAGATCCTCAACGGGACAGTGGAGGATGACGCGTATTTTATCTTCGTGTGCTGCGCAGACGCGGACGAAGACGGAGAAGTAGACTTCACGTCGCCGATCCAGCACCAAAAAGCAAACCCAAACTACGGGATAACGATCCGGCCCGCGGACATCATGAACGATGCCCTGCAGGCCCAAAACGACCCACAACAGCGTAAGGATTTCTTTGCCAAGTCGCTAAACCGCTTCACGGCGGCACTCAAGGCGTACTTTGATGTGGAGGAGTTCAGGCGAAGCAATAGGCGGGCGGAGGAAGCGCTGGGAATCAAGCCGGAGTGGCCGACGGAAAGAAAAATGCGGGCACTTGCGGCGCTGCGCGCGGACTGGTATGGCGGCACAGACCTGTCCAAGCTGCACGACCTGACGGCGGCGGCGCTGGTGGGACACTATAACGGGATCGATATCATCATCACCCATGCATGGTTCCCCATCGTAGCGGCGACTAAAAAAGCGGACGAGGACAATATTCCCCTGTTCGGCTGGCGGGACGATGGCTGGCTGGATATGTGCAACGCGCCGACCAACGACGCGACGACCGTCGTAAACTGGTACAAGGCCCGGAAAAAGGATGGATTCAAGATCCGTCAAGTCGGACACGATCGAAAGTTCTGCCGAGAATATTTTTTGGAGATGAAAAGGGCGGGCTTCAGAATCGTCGATCAGCCACAGTACTTTTACAAAAAGAGCGAAGGCTTCCGACACATCGAAAGTCAGGTGAAGAATAATCACCTGTATTACCTAGGAAGCGAGGCCTACGAGTACTGTGTGCAAAACGTCCGGGCCATCGAAAAGACAGACGACATGGTCCAATACGAGAAGATCCAGCCACAGCACAGGATTGACCTGTTCGACGCGTCAGTCTTTGCGGTGATACGGATGCTGGAAGACATGGAGAGGATAAGCGATGCAAAAAGCTGGTTGGATGAGTAAGTGGGCAAAGGGCAAAAGAAGCAGAGACGCGCCCGCTAAACGGTCTGGGGTGCTGTGCTCGCCGGATGCGTGGACGATCCTGTGCGGGGACGGCTACAAGCCGGTGACAGCATGCCCGGAAGTGCAAATGTGCGCCGGGGTATACGCCGACCTGATCTCCTGCATGACGATCCATCTAATGCAAAATACAGACCAGGGGGACGTGCGGGTGAAAAACGAGCTGGCCAAAAAGCTGGACATAGCGCCAAACGCGAACATGACGCGGGCGACGTTTATGTCCTTGCTGGTGTCAACGTTGATCCTGCGCGGCAATCAGGTAACCATTCCGCAGTACAATGGCGAACTGTTGGAGAACCTGCGGCCTGTGCCGCCGTCCATGACGAGCTTCCGACAAGAGGGCGAGAGCTACAGGGTGCGAGTGGGCGGGCGAGAGTACCGCCCGGACGAAGTGCTGCACTTCCTCCTGCGTCCAGACCCAGAACAGCCGTGGCAAGGGAAAGGCTTTGAGGTGGCGCTACGGGACGTGGTGCGGAGCCTAAGGCAGACAAACGCAACAAAAGAAGCAATTATGAAAAGCCCGGCTCCGTCGATCATCGTCAAGGTGGACGGCCTGACGGAGGAATTCGCCAGCAAGGAGGGCCGTGCAAAACTGCGGGAGCAATATCTGGATGCCAGCGACACGGGGCAGCCGTGGATGATACCGGCGGAGGCTTTCAGCGTGGAACAGGTAAAACCGCTGACACTGAACGATCTGGCAATCAAACAAGGGCTGGAACTGGACAAACGGGCGGTGGCGGCCATGATGGGCGTACCGCCTTTTCTGGTGGGCGTGGGCGAGTTCAAGCGGGAGGAATTCAACTGGTTCGTGTCCACCCGGGTCATGGCCGTAGCAAAGAGCATTGAACAGGAATTGACGAAAAAGCTCCTGTATTCGCCGGATCTGTACTGGCGATTTAACCATCGAAGCCTACTCAATTACGACATCGGCGAGCTGGTCAACGCGGGCAAAGAGATGGTCGACCGCATGGCCCTGCGGCGGAATGAATGGCGCGACTGGCTGGGCTTTGCGCCGGATCCCGATATGGACGAGCTGCTGGCACTGGAAAACTACATCCCGGCGGATCGTCTGGGAGATCAAGGCAAACTCGTGGGAGGAGGTGAGAACGATGAGGAGTGAACGACAGACCCGTGGCGGCGCGACGAGATTTGAGACGCGGGAAGAAAACGGCAAAAAGAAAATCGAGGGTTACTTTGCCGTGTTCGACAGCAACTACGAGATCTTTGACGGGGCGACGGAAAGCATCGACCGCCACGCCTTTGACGGGACGCTGGACGGAGATATCCGAGCACTGATCGACCACGAGACGCGTCTGGTGCTGGGCCGCACGACGGCGGGCACTATGACGCTGCGGGTGGACGAGCACGGCCTGTGGGGCAGCATCGAGATCAACGAGCAGGACAGCGACGCGATGAACCTGTATGCGCGGGTGCAGCGGGGCGACGTGAGCCAGTGCTCCTTCGGGTTCGACATCCTCCAAGAGCGGACGGACGTGGATCCGGGGACTGGGGCCGTCCATTGGACGATCGAGCGTGTAAAGCTCTACGAGGTGTCCTGCGTGACGTTCCCGGCATACAAGGAGACCGCCATTTCCGCCCGGGCGGCGGAATATCAGGAAATCCAAAAAAGGCAGATCGAGCTCTGGAAAGAGCGGATGAAAGCGAGGCTGAAAAAAGAATGGCATTGAGACAGGTCATCCTCGGCAAAAAGATCGGGGATCTGAACAAGGAACTGGCGGCGGAGGAAACCAAAGAGGCCGAACTGCGGGAGCGCAGGGCCGAAATGGAGCGCCGCGAGGCGGAGCTGACGAAAGCGGTGGAGGAAGTCACCGAGGAAACCAGCCAGGAAGACAAGGAAGCGCTGGATGGCGAACTCGCCAAGTACGAGGAGGACGACAAGGCGCTGGCGGCGGAGGAAGAAGAACACGAGACCAAGCGACAGGCCATCAAGGCCCAGATCGCGGAGCTGGAAAAGGAGCTGGAAGAAATCAACGAGCGCAGCGCCTCCACCGGCAAAAAGGCGGAAGACCGCAAAGAAAGGAAGGCTGAAAGACCTATGGAGAATCGGAAATTCTTTGGAATGGACGTACAGGAGAGAGATGCATTTTTCGCGCGGGAGGACGTGAAAGGCTTCCTGCGGACGCTGCGCGAAATGGGCCGCGAAAAGCGGAGCATTACCGGCGGCGATCTGACCATCCCCGACGTGATGCTGGGCATTATCCGCCAGCAGACCGCCGAGAACAGCAAGCTGCTGAAACACGTGACTGTGCGTCAGGTTCCCGGCACTAGCCGGATGCTGGTGGCGGGCGCTATCCCGGAGGCCGTATGGACGGAGATGTGCGCCAAGCTCAACGAGCTTGCTCTGAGCTTTACCAATGTGGAGATGGACGGCTACAAGGTGGGCGGCTTCATCCCCGTATGCAACGCCCTGCTTGAGGACAGCGATATCGCGCTGGCGACCGAGGTACTGACCGCCATTGGCCGAGCTATCGGCCTTGCGCTGGATAAGGCTATCCTGTACGGCACGGGCACCAAGATGCCGCTTGGTATCGTGACCCGTCTGGCCCAGAGCAGCGAGCCGAGCGGCTACTCCACCAAAGAGCGCACTTGGGCCGATCTGCACACCAGCCACCTCAAGGCCATCACCAACAAGACCGGCGTGGAACTGTTCAAGGAGATCGCGACGATCAGCGGCGCGACCAGAAACGATTACGCCAGCGGCGCGAAGTTCTGGACCATGAACGAGGCGACCAAACTCAAGCTGACCGTGGAGGCCATGAGCCTCAACAGCGCCGGTGCGCTGGTAACGGGTATGCAGGACGTGATGCCGGTCATCGGCGGCACGATCGAGACCCTCAACTTCATCCCGGACAACCAGATCATCGGCGGCTACGGCGAACTGTACGTGCTGGCCGAGCGTGCGGGCGTAAAGCTGGCAACCAGTGAGCACTGCCTTTTCATTGAGGATCAGACCGTATTCAAGGGCACTGCCCGCTACGACGGCAAGCCCGTGATCGCGGAGGGCTTCGTGGGTATCGGCATTGCCGGTACTGCGCCGGACGCTGACGACGTGACCTTTGCCAGCGATACCGCAAACCCTTAAGTGCGGCCCTGCAAAAGCTGGAAGTAGGGTCGCTGAGCCTGTCTCCCAAATTTAACCCGGAGACGCTGGAATACACCAGCACCACCACAGGAGCGTCCGCCAAAGTGACCGCCACGGCGGCCAAAGCTGGCGCTAAGATCGAGATCAAAAACGGCGCTACGGCGGTGACCAACGGAGGCTCTGCCACGTGGGCGACCGGTGCTAACGTGCTGACGATCAAGGTGACCTACGGTACGACCGTGCGAACCTACAAGGTGACGGTCACCAAGAGCTAAGAGACGGGAGCGGGCGTGATTCGCGCCCGCTCCCCTATTCCCAGAAAGGAGGGCGCACATGGACAAAACGACGGTGCTGTCGCTGGTCAAATCCCGTCTAAACCGCTTACAGAGCGATACCAGTATGGACGACTACCTGCTGGTGCTGATCGACGCGGCGGAGGAAGAACTCAAGCGGACGGGAATCACCATCCGGGAGGGAAGCGCCGACGACGCGTTCCTCCTGACGAATATGGCCGTGTGGCGATATCAGAACAGGGACAGCGCGGGGGCCATGCCTCCGTGGCTTGCCCAATACCGGCGGGAACGTTGGCTGGCGGAAAGGGCGGTGCATGAGAATGCTCCTTGATAGTGGTATCTGCACTGTGTTTCAGCGGGAGGACGTATCAGAGGGCGGCGGAATGCCGAAATATGACTACACCGTACTGGCAAAGAGCTGGTATGGCGAGCTGGACTTTGAGACCGTGCCCGTAAACCCCAACGGCAAACGAGAGGACACAGAAGCCAGCTCAAGAATCCGAATCTACCAAAACCGCCAGATCGACAACCACACGGTGGTAGTGCTGGCAGACGTGGGCGCACTGCCGAAAACCGGCGTGCGCTACGACGTGACGCGGGCCTATCACGGCCACGACGACGATAACGGCCAGCCCATTACCGACCTGACGTTAAAGGCGGTGGAAGCATGACACTGCCGGAGTTTGGGCGGCTGCTGGCGACGGTAGACCCGGACGTTAAGCACCACGTCAGCGCCAAGCGCGGGAACTATACCACGTGGGCCGAGTATGAGCGCATCGACGCTTCGGCGGATGGTATCAATCAAGGCGGATGGAAAGTACAGGTGGAGCGATACACGCGGGACGAGTACGACGAGATCGCGGCGGCGCTCTATGACCTGCTACAGCACCGGGACAACGTGGCCGTGGAGTACCTGATGGACAGCGAGGGCGACGGCGAGGATCTGGTCATCCGGCACCTGTTCGATTGTGAGGTATGGTGAGATGGCTAATTTCCATGTGCAAGGCATAGACGGCATCGCAAAAGGGCTGGAGCTGCTGGGCCAGAAAACCGGCCCAATGGCGGAGGATATGCTGCACGCGGGCGCGCTGATCCTGATAGGGACATGGAATCGGGTCATCATTGCCAGAGGCCACGTAGAGACCGGGGCAATGCTGCGGAGCGTCAAGGCGACAAAGCCCAAGATCAACAAGGACGGAAACCTAGAGATACAAGTCTATCCGCAGGGAGCGGAAAGAAAAGAGCATCGGAAAAAGCCGGTCAGAAACGCAGAAAAGGCGTTTGTGCTGCATTACGGCTGGAAAAGCAAAAAAGGCGATCACTTTGTGGACGAAATCGAAGAATCAGGGACTCCAAAAGCGATAGATGCAATGGAGTACATCATGAGCAAGGAAATTGAAAGGAGTGGACTCTAAATGGCATTTGTGGGAATGAAGCACGTTGTAGCCGCCCCGATCAAAACGGAAGTAGCCGGTCAGGCTGTGACCTACGACACGGGCGTGGAGATCGGCGCGGCGATCAGTGCGACGGTGACCATCAACCGCAACACCGAGGGCCTGTATGCTAACGACGCGCTCAAGGAGAGCGACAACAGCATCACGGGCGGAACCATTGACCTCAACACTGACGATATCAGCGACGACGCGGCGGAAAAAATCCTAGGGGTCAAAAAGACTGCAGGAGAAAGCCAAAATCCGACGGTGTTCCATGAGACGGGCGAGGCAGCGCCCTATGTGGGCCTTGGATACTACCGGGTGCGGAGGCTCAACGGCGTTGAGAGCTATCGGGCGTACTGGTATCACAAGACCCAGCTTTCCATGGCCAACGAGACGGCCAACACCAAGGCGGGGAGCATCACGTGGCAGACTCCTACCCTCAACGGCAACATCATGGCCGTGGTCAACGATTCCACCGGCAAAAACAAGTTCCGAGACTATGCCGACTTTACGGAGGAGTCTAAGGCGATCGCGTGGCTGGACACCAAGGCCAACGTGGCGGGGGCTTAAAAATGGCCGAGCTGAAAATGAGAGCGGCGGGGCGAGAGCTGCGCTTTGCCTTTGACTTACAGGCGTGGTTTGACGTGGAGACGGCCTTCGGAAGCCTGAGCGAAATGAACCGGCGGCTGGAAGAAAACGAGCGGCCTATGGAGGTCAGTATGGAGCTGGCGGCCATCACGGCCACGGCGGGAGACCGGGAGAGCGAGCCTGTGACGGTGGACTGGCTGCGGGAGCACCTGACCCCAAAACAGGCCAGCAAGGCCGCCATGCTGGCAAAAACGGCCTTTGTGGAGGGTATGACCCGCGACGAAGACGAGCCGGAGGGCGCTACGGACGTGGTGCTGGAAGAGCTCGAAAAAAAAACGAACGCCGAAGCCTAAAAGCAATCCGATTCTTGGGCTACGGGCTGACGGCGGGGCTCAGTCGGGCGGAGGCGCTCACTACCCCGCCGTCAATAATCATGGAGCTATATTTGCAGCGGCGGGATTATGACGACCAGCTGCACGGGATCAAAAGAAAGCGCCTTGCGGATTGGAGTGACGAGTAATGGCGGTGCGGGAGATCAAGACCAGCATTGCACTGGACGGCGAACAAGCCTTTAAGCAGGCGCTGGCGGACGCGAGCCGAAATCTGCGCGTTATGGACGCAGACCTGAAAGCGGCTGCGACCGAATTTAAGGTAACGGGCGACGCACAGCAATACTACACAGAGAAAAGCCGAAATCTAAAAGAACAGATCGCCCAGCAGGAGCAGGTCGTAGACATGCTGGTCAACGCGGTGCGGAAAAGCGCCGCCGCCTTCGGGGAAAGCGACGCAAAAACGGATGGGTGGCGCATCAAGTTGAGCAATGCCACCGCCAAACTGATGACAATGAAAAAAAGCCTCCAAGACACGGACAAGGAAGCGGAGGAGTTTGGGCGGGACAGTAGACGCGTCGGAAAACAGATCGAGGACGGGATCGGAGACGGCGCGGAGGAAGCCAACAAGAGCGTTAAAGACCTGATCGAGAGTATGCAGCAAGATATCGGAACCATCAAGGGAAGCGTTGGTTTCCAAATTGCTACTTCTGTGACGCAAAATATTATAGGTGCTGTGCAAGGAGTAATGGACTTTGTGCAAAGCAATCAGGAATACAGGAGAGCAATGGCGCAATTCGAGCAGGCAGCGTTGAAAGGCAATCACGACGTTGAATCCATGAAAAGCCTGTTAAACAGTATAGGAGCAGTTACGGGCGACTTTGATAGCGCAAGAGAAACAGTAATAGCACTGATGCAAACAGGTATGACAGGCGAGTGGATGAACAATGCCACAGATATATTTAAAGTAATCAATATGCTTTACGGCGACGCGATCAACATGGCGACTCTTGCCCAAGACTTTCAAAAAACGGTAGCAAAAGGGAAAGCAGACGGGCAGGTAATAGACCTAATTGAAAGAGAGGGCCTATCCGAAGACGCGTTTAATAAGTTGATGGAGGACGCAGGGACAACCGAAGCAAAATCAATCGCAGCACTAACATACTTAGCCCCAAAAGGCTACAAACCTTTGCTGGAAGAATATAACGAAAAGACCAAGAACATACAAGCGGCTGCGAAAGCACAGATGGAATTAGCGGATGCTTGGGCCGAAGTAGCCGAAACATTAGAGCCATTAACAACAAGCATCACCATGCTGCTGACGAAAGTTGTTGAGGGACTGGGATCTGCCGTTCGGCTGCTGATGGGTGATGTAAAGGGCTACGCGGAAGAACTGGGAATGACAGAAGAAGAATTCAGACTAGAAACAACCAAAAAAACGGGGAACGCTGGCTGGCAAAACGACGGGAAAACCTTTCGTTTCGACGAGGTGGGAGATGCCCTGAAAAATATAGCTATCGGCATTTTTAGCGGAGGAGAAAGCACGGGCGCTAAAGACGCGGGCGAAGCCGCCGGTCAGGAATACGCAACCGCATTAGCGGACGCGGCCTCGAGTGCGCTGCTGGACGACGAGAGCCTACAGAACGCCATTGACCTGCTGACGAGCGGATGGACGCTGGGCGGAGAGGATGAGGCCGCGAAACGGCTGGAACAGCTGGGGCTGACGGACGAGCAGAAACAGCAGGTCATCGACGAGATGGGAAAACTGGGGATGGACATGAGCGACAGTCTGGACACGTCGCTGACCGACGGGATGAATACAGCCGGGGCGAATGCCGCCGTGGCGGGCCAGAACGTGGGGATCAGCGCCCAAAACGGGCTGAGTAAGGGATTTGCGGCGGCGTATATTACGACGGTGGACTGGGTCAACCGTATCAACGCGGCGGCGGCCAGCCTTGGGAGCGGGCTGGGGGCCGTGCCCACGTACGGCCTGAGTAACGGCGGATACTTCGGCGGGACGCTGGGTAGAAACCGGCTGAGCGTGACAATCCCGCTGAATATCAACGGGCGCGAGGTGGCGCGGGCCACGGCCAGCGATATCAGCGCCATACAGGGCCAACAGTCGAGCCGTGCGTCTCGGCTGCCGTAAGGAGGGAGCGAGATGAGGTTTAACGGCGTGGACGTGCGGGACATCCACCCGCGGATCAGCATCAGTAAGGAGATCCCGCCGGGCTGCCCGGAGCGGGCGGTGGAGACCGTCCAAGGCTGGGACGGCGAGACCTTCGCGGCGGTGCGGACGGAACAAGGGGAGTATTTGGCGCGGATCAATATCGCCTGTCGGACGCGGGACGACGCGTGGGAGGCTCGGTCGCGGCTAGCCCGGTGGGCTGCCAGCTCCGGGGACGGCGTGGGAGAGTTGGAACCGACCCATTGGCCGGGGAAGGCCTACGAGGCGGTGCTGGGAAGTATCTCCGCGCCGGAGTTTACGTTCGGCTTTGCGACGGTGGACGTGACATTCATCATCCCCCGCCCCTATGCCCATGACACCTATATCAGCAGGGCCAGCGGGACGGGCGGCGCGGAAATGGCCGTCAACGGGGACGGCGTATGCCGCCCCACCATCCGCCAGACCCTCGCGGCGGAGGTGAAAGGGCTGACGTGGAAGCTGGACGGGAAAGCCTTTCTGACGCTGGTGGGGACAATTTCGGCGGAGGCGGTGGTGGAGATGGACACCAAGGCCGGGAGCCTGACTGTAAACGGATCCCATGCGGAGAGCCTGATCGACTATACGGCCAGTCTGTGGCGGCCCGGCTTTACGCCGGGGGTACACAAGATCACCAGCACGGACGGCGGCCAGATGGAAGCGAGTTGGCGAAACGAATGGATGTAGTGTATATTTTCGACGCGGCGCGGCGGGTGCGGAAAGTGCTGCCCGGCGGCGTGAGCGAGCTCGTCCACAAAGAGGCGGACTACGAGCTGGAGGCAGAGGTCACCATGGGCGCGGGCGTGCGCCCGGGGGAATTTCTCGGCTTTAGGTGTGTGGACGGGCGTTTCCGGCTGTTTGAGGTGGACGAGACGGAGGAGGACGACCTGCTGGCCGTGACGCGGATCACCGCCACGGACGCGGCGGCGGCGGAACTGACGGAAAAGGTGATCGAACACGTGGAGCTGACGGACAGCGCCCCGGCGGACGGTGCGGCGGCGCTGCTGGCGGGGACGGCGTGGGAGATCCGGGCCGCCGCTGCCGGGAAGCGGAAAACCACGCTGACGGTGTACTACCAGACGGCGTGGGAAGCGCTGCGGGACATGGCGACGGCCTGTGCGGTGCGGGTCGTGCCCTATTACGATTTCAGCGGCGGAGCCATCACGGCCCGCTGCATTGACCTACAGGAGATGGAGCCAATTTTCCGGGGCCGTATCTTCGACGGCGCCACCGACGCGGGGAGCGTGTATCTGACCCGGACGGGGAGCCCCTGCACGGTGGCCTACGGCGTGGGGAAAGCCACCGGCGAAGGAAACGACCCTACCCGGCTGACCATTGCGGGCGTGACGTGGAGCAAGGCGGGCGGAGATCCGGCGGACAAACCCTCCGGCCAGACGTGGATCGCCGACGAGGCAGCGCTGGCCAAGTACGGGCGGAAAGAGATGGTCTTCAGCGACCAACAGATCACCGACGCGGCGGAGCTGCTGGAAAAGACGTGGGAGGCGCTGGAAGCCCAGCGGGAGCCCATCATCGGAGGGACGGCCACCGTCCAAGATATGGAGATGCTGCCCGGTCAGAGCCACCGTAAGATCCGGCTCTACGATCTGGTGGCGGTCATCACCCGACAGGGGGAGACCTTTACAAGCCAAGTGGTGGACATCGAGCGCGACTACATCCGCCCGGAAGAGACCAAAATCAAGCTGGGTGCGGAGAAGGACGAGTGGAAAAAGAGCCTGACAAAACAGATCGCCAGCATCAAGAGCGACCTTGCCAAGGCCCGGGGCGGCGCTGGCCGGGCCGGGAACAGTGCCGAGAAGAATAAGGAGCTGATCGTGGAGAACATGGACTTGATCCGACTCCACACCATCGCCATAAACGAACAGGCCAACAAGATCAGCGAGACGGAGATCAAGCTGGAAAAGGCCACGGTGCGGATCACGGCCAACGAAAAGATACTAGCCAGCCAAGGAGACCGCCTGAGCAGCACGGAGATCCTGCTCAACGGCTCGGATACCACCATCGGCCTTGTGGCCAAGGTGGAAGCCAACAGCGAGGCGATCTCGTCCGCCAACATCCGCATAGACGGTCAGGCCGCCGAGATCCAACTGAAAGTCTCCAAAAACGGCGTGATCTCTTCTATCAACCAGACCAGCGAGAGTATCACCATCAGCGCCAACAAGGTCAACCTAAACGGCTACGTGACGGCCAGCGACCTGAGCGCGGAAGTGGCCAACATCAACAAGTTTTTTGCCGGGACGGCTCAAGCCCAGCGGATGGACATCAACAATCTGACCACACAGACCTTTCAGGCGACCAACGTGTCGCTTATCAACTACGACTGTGGCTGGAAAACCAAGACCTTTGTAACAGGCGTATCGTTCCCCCGCTACGTGGAGGGAACGATCTACTACAAAGACCAGAACGGGAGTAATGCCCACATGACCGTACTCACCCCCAAAAAGAACTCCAACGGGAGCGTATCATCCAAGGAAGTTGTGTATTTAGGGAGGGCTATAGACGACTAATGAAAGAGATCATCGAGAACGTCATCCAAGCGCTGAACAAGGTGGACACCCACGGGGAAAACAGTCTCAACTACCTGCTGGCCAGCATCCAGACATTGCGGGAGCTGCTGAAAACCATAACGGAGGCGAGCCAAAATGAAAATCAAAACGAGTAAGGGACACGAATACGAAGCGGCCTATCTGGGCGGGCCAACACAGCTCGGAGACCTCGTGATGCTCCAATACGCGGACGGGCGGCGGCTGCCAGAGATCGCCGCGGAGTTTGACGGGCTGGACTGGTTGGAGCGGATCGACGAGGATCAGGGAAACAAGCACTTCGCTGGCTACACCCGGCTAAACGGGATCAGCCGAAACGGCGGGAACGTGCTGGTCGAGCTGGCGAAGGAGGGATAAGCCATGGCGGAGAGCGTTGCGCGGGTAGCGCGGTATGAGATCGAACTGAACGATCCGCTGGTCAACCTCAACGTGCCGGGGCTGCTCGTCCAGAACGACAAGCTGGCGGACACGGTGGTGCTGGCCGTCACCAAGGGCGGACAGGCGGCGACCCTGACCGGGGCGACGGCCTTCGGCGAGTTCGAGCGCCCTGTGGACGGGGCGAAGATCCGATGTGCCGGGACGGTCAGCGGCGGGACGATCACCATCCCCCTGCTGGATCAGTGCTACAAGTACGCCGGGAGCTTCGTCCTCATCATCCGCTGTAACGACGGGAGCCGGGAGCGGAGCCTGATGCGGCTGTCCGGCTATGTGGAGCGGGGCGGCGACGGCGTTATCATCGACCCCAGCGGCTCCATCCCCAGCTACGGCGATCTGGAACAGGCCATTGCCAACTGTAACGACGCGGCGGCTGCGGCCACGGCGGCGAAAAATGAACTCCTACAGGCCAAGGCGGACGGCGAGTTCACCGGCCCTCAAGGGCCTCAAGGCCCCACCGGCCCACAGGGAGCGACCGGCCCACAGGGCGCGACGGGCGCGACCCCCAACCTGACCATGGGGACGGTGACCACCGGCGCGCCGGGGACACAGGCCAGCGCCAGCTTCAGCGGGACGGCGGAGGAGCCGGTGCTGAATCTGGTGATTCCACGGGGAGCGGACGGTAGCGGTAGCGTCAGCACGGTAGACGGCGTTCAGCCCGCAAGCGGGGACGTGCCGCTGGGGGCGGTGCGCTACAGCGAGGCCCAAAGCCTGACGGACGGTCAACAGACACAGGCGCGGGGGAACATCGGCGCGGCCAAGGACGCCGCCATGACGGGGGCCACGGCAAGCGAGGCGGGCGCTGGTGGGCTGGTGCCTGCCCCAGCCGCCGGGGACGAAAAGAAAGCCCTGCTGGGCGACGGGACTTGGGGAAACGTGGCCTCAACGGGCGTACACGTGGGCGACACCGCGCCGACGGATGAGGATGCCAACGTATGGATAGACCCAAGCGAGACCGTCAGCGGATACAGAGCCGCCGCGCGGAACCTGCTGGACAACAGCGACTTCACAGACCCGGTGAACCAGCGGGGAGGGACTAGCGGTACCATTACGGCGTGGACGTATTTCATCGACCGCTGGCAAGCGACGGACGCTGCTTTGACCTATTCCATCGGCGCGGACGGGCTGCATCTCACCGCCGGGGAGGCGTGGATGGCCCAGAACGTTCAATCGAGCGAGGCCAAGGCGGGGAGGACATATACCTTCGCCGTCGGCTTGAGCGACGGGACGTTTACGCTCTGCACGGGCGTGCTTCCTGCCGGAGAAACGTCATGGACGGAATTTGCCGGAGAAAACGACGACAACTGCTACGTCCGCATGGCCAAGATCACCGGGGCGGTCATAAGCTGCTCGTTCAAGCCCAAAAAGGCGGTCGTTGCGACATGGGCCGCCCTGTACGAGGGAACCTACACCGCCGACACCCTGCCGCCGTATGTGCCAAAGGGGTATGCGGCGGAACTGGCGGAGTGTATGAGGTACGCCATTGTGTTGCCAAACCAGATGCGTATACGTGCGGCGACGATCAGCAATAACACGTTGGAGGTGTTCGTGCCGCTCCCAATGTTGATGCGTTCCGGGGGATTTCCTTCGCTTCAGGGCGCGGATTTTGCCGTTGTGACCATGACGGGAGATGTACAATCAGGATTTGCATTCAGCGTCGTGAGTATTGGCACAAATGGATTTACAATGCGCGCGACAAAAACGAGCCACGGATTATCAGATGCTGACATCAGGACAACGGCATCGACCGTTGTATCGCGTGACCTGTAAAGGAGGATCCTATGGAACATCAAACATACGCCGTGCTGGTGCGCACGGACGAACAGAACCGCATTATCGCGATCAACAGCAGCGCCTTTGTGGCCGACGCTAAAGGATGGGTACAGATAGACGAGTGCGACGGAGACCGCTACCACCACGCCCAAGGGAACTACCTGCCTATGCCCCTGACGGACGACCGGGGCGTATACCGCTACAAGCTGGCGGACGGCCACGCGGTGGAGCGTACTCAGGAGGAGATGGACGGGGACTACACCCAGCCCGAAGAAACGCCCACGTTGGAGAGCCGCGTGGGCGGGCTTGAAACCGAGGTCGCGGCCCTCAAGACCGGCCTTGCGGAGGATAACGCCGACATGACGGCGGCGCTTAATCTGCTGGGTGTGGAAAGATCGGAGGTATGACCATGGCGACACTCAAATACAAGGATCCGACCACCGGCCAATGGACGGCCCTCAAGACCATGCCAGAGGCCGGAGCCGTGCGGTACGACACCGCACAAGCACTGGCTGCGGGCCAACAGGCTCAAGCCCGCGCCAACGTCGGCGCGGCGGGGAAGACGGCGGAACATACCGCCACCCTGACGGCGGCGGGATGGACGGGCGACAGCGCCCCCTACACCCAGACCGTGACCGTGACGGGGCTGGCGGCGGACGCTCACCTGATCGTGGGCCTCGCGCCGACGGTAACGGCGGAAGAGATGGAAGCGGCTGCCGCCGCCATGCTGCTGGCCACGGGTCAGGCGGCGGGAAGTATCACCATCAGCGCCTTTGGCGACAAGCCGGAGGCGGCGCTGCCGATCCTCATCATGGAGGTGGGATGACATGAGCATTATCAGTTACTTTCCCGGCGGGAGCGCCGGGGGCGGGACAGGAATGCCTGAGTACACGTACACAGGTAACGCCTCCTTGATCGACGACGGGGACGGAAACTGGCGGATCAAGTTGCTTACCAGCGGGACGCTGACCTTTACCAAGCTGGGGAATGCCAAGGGCGGAGTTGATGTATTCTGCGTCGGCGGCGGAGCTTCCGGCGGCGGCATTGGCTTCGGCGGGGGCGGAGGTTACACGGCGACCGAGACCAAGACCGTCTCCAAGGGCGTGGCCTACCCGGTCGTGATCGGCGCGGGAGGCGCTGGCGTGGCCGGGAACGCCAGCGTAAAGGGAAACGACGGCGGGACAACGTCCGCGCTTGGTGTATCCGCTAATGGCGGACAAGGCGGGAAATCGTGGAGCCAACAGGGAGCCGGTGAAGGGAGCGGAGGCGCATCCGGCGGCGGAGCCACGGGCGGGAAAAACGGACAAGGAAACGTGGCGGGCGGCGCTGGCGGCGCGGACGGTGCCGACGGCGGAGCCTCCAAGTACTGGTCTGGCGGAGCCGGACAGGGGACGACGACGCGGGAATTTGGCGAGCCCACCGGCGACTTGTACGCGGGCGGCGGCGGCGGATGGGGCTCGACTGTCGGAGCCGGTGGTAATGGCGGAGGCGGCGCAGGTAATGGTACAAGCGGAGAAACCAATACAGGCGGCGGAGGCGGAGCCGCTAACGGAACGACCACAGGCGCGGGCGGCTCGGGGATCGTCATCATCCGAAACCACAGGGGGTGAGGATATGAACTACGCAATCGTTGAAAATGGAACGGTGACAAACATCATCTGGCTGTATCCCGGCAATGCATCGGACTTCCCGTCCGCCGTGCCCTGCGGAGACTTGCCCGTGGCCATCGGCGACACCTACGACGGCGAACACTTCTACCGGGCCGGGGAGCGCGTGCTGACAGCCCTTGAACAGGCCCAGAAGGACGCGGAGGACATGGCGGCGGCGCTCAAACTGCTAGGCGTAGATACGGAACAGGAGGCGGAATAAATGGGGAAATTTTACGAGGCGGCGAAGATCGTCCGGGCGACGATGGACAAGGCCGGGGCCATGCTGACGGACGAGCAGGCCTTGCAGGTGACCACCCTGTATCCACTGTGGGACGCTACGAAGACCTACGCCGTGGGCGACCGGGTGCGGTACGCTGGCAATCTGTACCGCTGCTTGCAGCCTCACACGGCGCAGGAAACGTGGAATCCTGCCGATGCTCCTTCCCTTTGGGCTAAGGTACTTACCGACCCCAGCGGCGAAATCCTGCCGTGGGTTCAGCCGGACAGCACCAACCCATACGCCAAGGGCGACAAGGTGACGCACAACGGTAAAACGTGGGAAAGCCTTGTGGACAATAACGTCTGGGAGCCGGGCGCAGTCGGAACGGAAAGCCTGTGGAAGGAAGTGGCGGCATGATCGGCTTTGTGGTCGGCTTTGTGGTCGGCGGGATCGTCGGTTTTGTTGTGGCCGCGCTGCTGGCGGCGGGAAGGAGCGAGCTATGACCGGCGAGAGAGCCGCTGCCTTCGCCCGGTCGAAGATCGGACAGGGGTATATCTACGGGGCCAAGGGACAGACCTGCACGGCGGCATTCCGGCGGCAGCAGGCCCAGCAGTATCCCGATCAGGCGCAGAACATCCTCGTCACCGGGGCCAAGTGGGACGGGCGGCCCGTATGGGACTGCGCCCAGCTGACCCGCTTTGCCGCCAAGGCGGCGGGGGTGAAGCTGCCCAGCGGGGCCACCAGCCAGTGGCGAAAGGCCCCGTGGAAGCGCAAGGGCACCATCGACACCATGCCGGAGGGCGAAGTGGTGTACCTGTACCGCAAGAAAGGCTCCATCATGCAGCATACCGGCCTCGCGCTGGGGGACGGGACGTGCGTCCATGCCCGGGGCACGGCCTACGGCGTGGTGCATCAGCCGGTCAGGGACTACCCATGGACGCACTGGGCCAGCCCATGGGAAGCGGAGAGCGCTCCCCTGCCGGTTGAAACCGTTGACCCCATGACGGAGGCCACCGTGTACGCGGAAAACGGCCTGCCGGTGAAGTTGAGGAACAAGCCCAGTCAGGGAGAGAACCTGTACTGGAACGTGCGGAGCGACACGCCCGCCACCATCCGTCAGCCGGGCGAAGAATGGTCACAGATCACGGCGCTATGCACGGACGGCATCCGGCGCACCGGCTGGATGATGTCGCGGTATCTGGTGCAGGGGTAAAGCAAAAAACATAGATCGGAGCTGATGAAACATGGATTGGGTACAAATGATTGTAACGGTCGTATGCTCGGTGGTGGCTTCCTCCGGCTTCTGGGCGTTTATGCAAAACAGGGCGAGCAAAAAGGACGCAAACACGAAGCTGCTGATCGGGCTGGCCCACGACCGTATCTGCTACCTGGGGGTGAAGTACATCGAGCGCGGCTACATCACGCAAGATGAATTTGAAAACCTCAACGACTATCTGTACGTACCTTACCGTGAGCGCGGAGGCAACGGAAGCGCCAAGCGCGTCATGGAAACGGTGAAAAAACTGCCCTTCCGGGCGTAAAGGAGTGGGAAACATGACTTGGGAAGACATCAAGCGGAAACTGACCTCGCGGAAATTCTGGGCTGCTATCGTGGAATTTGTGTCCATGCTGCTGATGGCGCAGGGAATGACGGAAAATCAGGTGGGCCAGATCACGGCAATCATCATGGCGGGCGCTGGTGTGCTGGCGTACATCATCGCCGAAGGGCTGACGGACAAGGAGAGCGCAGCAAAAATCGAACCTAAGAAACCGCCTGAGAAAGCCTCCGCTGCCGATCCTGCCGAGGTCGCGGAGGGCTAACCCATGGAGCACGGGCGGCAGGATTACGAGAGGGTCATTGATCTGTGGGTGCGTTCAGAGCGCGACCGCAGGGCGCTGAAACGTAAATACCTCGACGGCATCTGCTACGAGCAGATCGCCGACGAGCTCGGAATCAGCCCTAGAACCGTGCAAAACATTGTCAACAGGTGGCGGGGAACAGTAGAACGCCACCTGTAAAAACCAACGCCGGGGATTATTCCCCGGCGTTTTTGTTTTTTTGTCTGGCGTAACGTTCGCGGGCCTGCGCGTTGCGCTTTTCTCTTTGCTCCGGCGTACGTTTGGCGTAACGTTCGCGGGCCTGCGCGTTGCGCTTTTCTCTTTGCTCCGGCGTACGTTTGGCGTAACGTTCGCGGGCCTGCGCGTTTTGGTGCTCTTTTTGCTCCGGCGTACGATTCGCCCAGCGTTCGCGGGACTGAGCGTTGCGCTGTTCCCTTTCCTCCGGCGTGAGCTGGTCGCGGCGTTTTTTTGCGTCCTCCCGGATCTTCTCCTTCCGCGATAGAACGTACTGGGTATGGTATTCTTTCTTGGCCTCCTGACGGCACTCCTCGGAGCAGTAAAGCGGCTTGCCGATGGCGTAAAATTCCTTGCCGCAGACTGTGCAGGTATGAGGGAGGGGGACGACCCGGCTGCGCTCGTTGAGGAAAGCCCGTTTCTCTGGGCCGGCATAGGCGACCTTTCTCCACTCACGGGAATTTTGATTGCAGCGCTCCCGGATGGCGGTGGGGGCGCACTCTTTACAGTAGAGCTGTCTGGCGGCATCCACGGTGTATTTTTCGCCGCACCACTCACAGATCGCCGTGCTGCCGATCTCCCGGACTTGCCCGGCCCTTTTGCGCTGGCGGTACTCCACGTTATATCTGCGGTTGGCTTCCGCCTGGCACTCCGGGCAACGGATCGTCCTGATATGCCCGGTGTATTCCCTGCCGCAGTCCCGGCAGGTCAAAAGCTTGTAACAGCGATATTGACGCCACGTAGTGATCTTAGCTTGGGGTGCCAGATTGGGGAGCACTGACCAGCCGAGGACGGTGCGGTCAGTGCCGGCCGCCAGCGAAAACGAACTGGCGGCAGAGTCGACGTTTGGGAAATCCTCTGGATGATCGCGAAGAAACTGTTTGAGATTGGGTACCCCGTAGACCTCCCCGGAGGGAGAGCGAAGCGTCCAGAAGGTGCGGAGCTTCTTGGCCGGTGGTGGAGCCACGGAACCGTCCATGGCCTGCCGCGACACGACCTCCCAGTCTCTGGCACTGCCGCCATGATAGAATTTCCGAAGGGAGGTTTTGACGTTGGGAAAATCCTCCGGGTGTGACTCTACGAAGTCGCGAAGGGAATAGACCTTATAGAGTTCGCCGCTGGGAGAACGAAGCACCCAGTACTTATAGCGGCGCTTAGACATCGTCATCCTCCATGGAGTTGACGGCGGCGTAGGCGATCAGCTGCAGCGCCCAAGGGCTGGCAGAGCGGTGGTTGCTGTCGGAGTTAGCCGTCCAGCATGTGGCCGTCCGCTCCGGGATGTTAAGCCGTAGCGCCAGACCGCGAATAGACAGGCCGCAGGCACCCGCGATGGCGCGAAAGTCGCCGCCGCCATGCACGATGGTGTGAATGGCCGTCAGGATGCGCACTGCGTCCTCCGGGCTGGCGAAGTCGACGGAGCCGCCGCACTCCGCCATGAAGAGCTCGGCGGTGTCACACTCGCTGGCGTCGATGTAGAGGCGGTGAAAGTCCATAAAAGTCATAGGTCAGTCCTCCTTAATCGTTTTTGCCGTCGGAATAGGCCTGATGGAGCAGCCGCATGACCTGGCCGATGTGCTCGGCGGTGTACCTGCCCCACCAGTCCTCCGGGATACGCTCCATCACCCGGCGGCAGGTGGTGGGATAGGCACGCAGGCCGCTGTATTCCTTGGCCTGCTCGACCTTCAGCACACTTCGACGCTCCCCGGCGGTAAGTGCTTCCCATGCCTCCCGGGTCAGTGTTTCTTTCATCGCGTTGGTTCCCATCGTGTCCTCCTTTTTACTGTGTGTTAGATGGTTTTGGGTTGATAAGTTGCGTGGAAGACATAATCCTCTAACGCTGCGCGGAAGTCCGGGTTAGTCAGATATTGGATGGCGATTTCCACTTGTGCAACCTGTTCGCCGGTTGCGCCGTTTTGCTGTGCCACGGCTACCGCGGCTTTTATCAGATCGTTCGGGCTCATAGTATATCTTCCTTCCAGTGAGTACATTATAGTATGGAGTTTCCGTGTTTTCCAGATGGTTCATCAGATTTGGCGGCTGATTGTAGGATTCTTCGACATAATATCGGACATTTCCCTTGGCCGTGACGCTGTCGGCGATCGTTTCGCCTTTTTTGCCGGGCTTTGACCCGCCCGGCGGGGGCTTGTGGTATGGTCAGCAGACCGGCACGGCGTCGGGCTTGGGTACGATGACTTCCCAGCCGTCCGGCGTGGTGATGCGGCCGCGGCTGATGATGACTTGCACGTCGTCCGCCTTGTAGATGTTGGGCTTGTGCCAGCCCTGCCAGTTGTCCCAGTATTCGCGGTTGCGGGTGGCGATGCACTTCGCACCGCGGAGGGTATCGCTGGCTCCGTAGCAGCAGGTCTCATACTGTCCGCCGATGATGTAGTAATTGCGGTCGATGTTGGTGGTGATCTTGCTATCCATGGTCTCTATCTCCTATGCCCGGCGGCTTTCCCCGCCTGCGGCCCCTCTTGATTACGTGCTTATTATACTACGCATTGCGTATTATGTCAACACTTTTTTGAAATTTTTTGAAAAAATTTGCGGCGGACTTGCTGAAAACTTGCTGAAAACTTGCTTAAAACTTGCGCCGCCCTTTCATGGCGCTTCCTCCCCATCTGTGGGAAACTATCCCCAGAAGGGAGCGTGAAAACATGGCGAATTTCCCACCCTACCAAATGCCACAGACCTATCAGCCGCCCATGTATCAGGCGGCGTATCAACAGCCCGCCTATCAGCCCGCCCACCAGGCCCAGAACGGCCTCAGCGGGCGCATGGTCACCAGCCGGGAGGAGGCGCTGGGCGTGCCGGTGGATTTCATGGGCGGTCTGATGGTCTTCCCGGACGTTGGACACCGGGCGATCTATACCAAGCTTTTCAACGGCCAGACGGGCCAGACGGATTTTGCGGAGTACCGACGGGTCGATAAGCCGGAGGCCAAGCCGGAGCAGCCGGAGGCCTACGCGCTGGAGAGCGACGTGAAGGCCCTGCGGGATCAGGTGGCGGAGCTGACGGGCCAGATCGACGCGCTCAAGACGCGCCGCCGCGCCCAGAAGGAGGCGGCGGAAAATGAATAACCCCCTCATGATGCTTTTGCAGGCCGCACAGGGCGGCGGCGATCCCATCCGGATCCTTAGCCAGTTGGCCGGGAATGACCCCATGATGGCCCAAGCCCTCAAAATGGTACAGGGTAAGACTCCCGACCAGCTCCGCCGGATGGCGGAGAACATGGCCCGGGAGCGGGGAACAAGCCCGGAGGCGATCCTCCGGGGTCTGGGTATCAGATCATGAAGCACCCGCGGGAGCGCGCGGCCCGCGCTGCGAATATAAGATAAGGAGCGATAACACTATGGCGGATAATGATTTTTCCAGCGGCTACGCGGTAGGCGTAAGCGAGGGCCGAAACAACTCCAACGGGATGTTCGGCGATGGGAACTGGCTCTGGATCATCGTGGTCTTTGCCCTGCTGTTCGGCTGGGGCAACGGCGGCTTCGGCGGTAACCGGGGCGGACAGGGCTCGGCGGTGGACGGCTACGTCCTCACCAGCGACTTCGCAAACCTCGAACGGAAGATCGACGGAGTCAATAACGGACTCTGCGACGGCCTGTATGCTCAGGCTCAGCTGGTAAACGGTGTTCAGCAGAGCATGGCCAACGGCTTTGCTCAGGCGGAGCTTTCCCGGGCCAACCAGCAGACGGCCCTCATGCAGCAGCTCTATACCATGGGCGCGGCCAATCAGCAGTGCTGCTGCGAGACCCAGCGCCAGATGGAGCGGGGCTTTGCGGACATCAACTACAACATGGCGACGCAGGCGTGCGATACCCGCAACACCGTCCAGACGGCGGCCCGGGATATCATCGACGCGCAGAACGCCGGTACCCGCGCCGTGCTGGATTTCCTCACTCAGGACAAGCTGGCGACCCTGCAGGCTGAGAACCAGTCTCTCAAGCTGGCGGCCAGTCAGGCCACCCAGAACAACTATCTGGCGGGCGTGATGAGTCAGGAGACCAACCGGATCATCAACCGGGTGGCCCCCTACCCCGTCCCTGCCTATCAGGTAGCAAATCCTCTGGCCGGTTGCGGCTGTAACTCGGGCTATAACGGCTGCGGCTGCTGCTGATCCCCGTAAGGGTGACAATTCGGGGCGGGAGTCATCCCGCCCCTGAGAAAGGAATGAACATCATGGCCTGTAAAACTGTTTGTCGGCTCTGCGACCGGCTGGTGATCTCTCAGGCGGTCACCTTCGCGGGCGGGACGCTGACCATCAACCTCCCGGCGGGGAACTACCGAAACGGCCAAAAGTACTGTATCGTCGTGGCTCAGTCCATCCCGGACACCACCACCATCAACGCGCCCGTGGTCGTCACCATCGGCACGGGGACGGCCCAGTACCCGCTGACCAAGTGTAACTGCGCACAGGTCACGGCCTGCGGCATCCGCACGCGCACCAAGTACTCCGCCGTCGTCGTCACCACGGCCACCGGCGGGACGTTCCGTTTGCTGGGTCGCCCGGCTTGCGCGCCGAATAACGCCCTTGAGTCCATCAACGGGACGGCTCCCGCCACTGAGGCAGGAGGTGGCACGACGTGAACGGTATCACCATGAGGATGCTCACCCGCCCCCGCGAGGAGGGCGAGGAGGAACGCCGCCCGGAGGAGACCCGGCGGAGGACACGAGAAGAACACCGCGAAGACTGGCCGGAAGAGCGGCGCACGGAGGCCTACGGCTACCCGATGGAGCGACGCATGACGGCGGATCCCTATCGGCATCAGCCGGACTACACGGAGCCGCCCCGGGCGGGTCTCTATGACGGAGGCCGTCTCGGCTTCGGAGCCGCCCACTACGACGGCGGCATGACCCGCGCGGACGATCACAAGCCCACGGCAATCAAGGCCACCGGCACGGTCTGGATGGACTCCCCCACAGCGGAGGAGGAATCCTCCGGCGAGATCGACCAAGAGTCGGCCATGCGCTGGGTACAGAGCATGGAGGGGACGGATCCCAACCATCCCCGCGGCGGGAAGTGGTCGCCCGAAGCGCTGAAACCTCTGGCGCAAAAGGAGGGCTTTCCCACCGAGGGCCCGGAGTTCTGGGCCTTCTACGCGGTGGCCAACGCCATGTACAGCGACTACGCCGCCACGGCCAAGCGCTACGGAATCCACAGCCCGGATTTCTACGCGGACATGGCCGCCGACTTCATCCGCGACGCGGACGCACAGCCGGACAAGGTCGAGCGCTATCTGCGCTATATCGTCCGCAAATAACAAGACCCCCTGCCACATCGGCAGGGGGAATTTTTACGCCGCCAGTTGAAATATCGCGCATCCATGATATAATAGGAAAGTCATGCAAGACTCCGTTGCGTTGGTGCAAAGGTTCGGATTATGCCGGGCTTGGTGTACCACATCCACCAAACCCGAACCAGAAATCTCATCCCCACGGCCCGCCAGATTGTAGGCCACGAGGATAGAGACCTTCTGGTTCGGGTTTTGTTGTACCACGATCTTATTCACCAGCATATCAATGACATTCCGCATATAATCCTCATCCTCCAGACATCCGTCCGCAAAACAGGATAGCCACCGCAAAATATCCACCTCCGTCAGCTCGGGCGCGCCGCGCTGCTCCTCGGCCAGCTCGGCGGCGATGCTGGCTTTGCGCCCCTCCAGCTCGTTGATGCGACCCACCAGCGTTGCGGAGACCGCGCCCTGCTCCACCATGCGCAGGAGGTTGTCCAGTGACCGCGTCACCTCGTCCAGCTGGCGGCGGAGGGACACGACGGCACTGTCGTCCTCGGCCTGACGCTGATATTCAGTCGCGGCGGCGTGGGCCAGTGCCTTGATGTTGTCCGGGCTAAGGAGCGTCCGGGCGTGCTCCACCACCAGCCGCTCCAAGTCGTCCTTGCGGAGGGTGGGCATCTTGCACCCGAGGCGGCGCTTGCGCCCACTGCACGCGTAGTAGTAGTACCGCGTCCCGGAGTGGTTGTGGCCGCTCTCCCCCGCCATGGGCTTGCCGCACGCGCCACAGTAGAGCTTCGTGCTCAACAGATAGTTGATCGTGGCCTTGGTGCGCCCGGGGGCCGTCGTGTTTTTGCGGAGCCGCTCCTGTACCCGGCGGAAGGTGCCGGGGTCGACGATGGGCGGGACTTGCCCCACCAGCTCCACCTCGCCATTATAATGATAGGTGCCGATGTATTTTCTGTTGGATAACAGGGCGTTAAAGGATGAGCGATTGAACGCCTTCCCGGCACGGGTGCGGTAGCCCTGCGCGTTCAGCTCGTCCGCGATCCGGGCGAGGCTCATGCCCTCGGCGTAGCGCTCAAAGGCCAGCCGGACGGCGGGCGCGGTGGCTGGGTCGATCTGTAGCCGCTTGTCCACGGACACATAGCCAAGCGGGATGGTGCCGCCGGTGGACAGGGCCTTGGTGGCGTTCTCGTGCATTCCTCTTGTCACGTCCTGCGCGAGGGATTTGCTGTAGAACTCGTCCAAACTCTCAAAAATGCCCTCGATCAGCGCGCCCTCCGGGTTGGCGCTGATGGGCTCGCACGCGCTGACCACCTTCACGCCATTCTGCCGGAGCCGGGCCTTGTAGACGGCGCTGTCGTACCGATTCCGCGCGAAGCGGCTGAACTTGTAGACGATGACCACCTCAAAGCCCCGGCGGCTGCTGTCCCGGATCATCCGCTGGAAATCCTCCCGGCGCTCCACGTCCCGGCTGGCGGACAGGGCGCGGTCGGTGTACGTGTCCACGACCTCGTAGCCCTCCCGGGCCGCGAACTCCTGACAGACACGGAGCTGCCCCTCGATGCTGATCTCCTGCTGCTTCTCGCTGGAGTAGCGGGCGTAGATAACAGCTTTCATACGCTCACCCTCTGACCGGCGAGCCAACCGCCGCGTGGCCGTAGCGGATCAATCCACGATCCCCGCCGGTCACGTCCCAGGCAAACCATAGACAGATGACGACCAAGATCACAAGCAAGGCCAGCGCCACCACGCGCCAGACGCGCATTTGCTTTACTTCGGCGCGGAGGTGCTGCTCCCGCGCCTCGATCTCCGCGGCGTGGGCCTCTTTCAGGTTTTCCAGCGTGACGGCGGCGTTCCGTTCCATTACTTCCATTTCCCGCCGGTGGGCGGCCTTCATATCGGGGACGTACTCGCTGCCATAGCTGGGCTCGGGCTGGGGATCCTCCGCTTCCTCCGGCGGAGGATCCAGCGGAATGCCCAGCGCCGAGCAGATCGAGAAGACCCGGTCAAAGGCGGGAACCGTCGAAGTGTTCAAAAAGTTGTCGATGGTGCCTTTCGAGTTTATGGTCAGATCGGCCAGTTTTTGGGAGGATATGCCCTGCCGGGCCATTTCCGTCCTGACATGCTCCCGAAGCGCGTCCATATCATACGGCTGCATAGGATCCTGTTCGGTTTTGTCCATGTTTCTGTCCTCTTTCCTCCAGAAAATTTTGTCGAACGCTGGCGAACGCCAGAAAGATAGGATTGCGTCCGCGCATTACGCCGTGATACACCAGTATCAGCAACGGCCAGCGCTTGCACTGGCTCCATTATAGGACGGCTCGCCCGAAAAGACAAGAGGAAAGGACGGAGGAAACACATGACAAATTATCAGGAAGAGATCCTGCGGATGGTGAAGGAGATCCGCACGCCGGAGATCCTGCGGAAGATATACCGCGTCGTGCGGATGATGTACCGGGCGGAGGTGGGCCGATGAGCGCCGACGACCGCGCCCGCGTGCTGGCGCTGCTGGAAAATTTATGCCAATTAGACATGTACAAGGTGGAAATTTATGCCGAGACGCTGCTGGAAATACACGGAGGGATTGAAAAAGCCACAGAGCCGCGTTAAAATGAGAAAAAGAACCATAGGGAGGACGCGTCTATGCCACTGATCGGGTACAGGGACAGCTGTATTTATTGCGAAATGCACGTTGCGGGAGTGACGCACAAAAATGGCCGTCGGTCACGTCAAACCATCCTGCGAAGGATCTACTGGGAGGACGAGCCATACGACCATTTTAGCGCCGAGCGGGACGTGGGGCCGAAACTGACGGAGTTTGAGGGTCAACCGGCGGTCGAGATCTGGGTGCGCGGCGGCGAGGAGCCGGAAATGGTCGGCTATGTGCCGAAAACGGAGCTGCCCTTTGTCCTGTCCCACTGGGACAGATACGCCGGTGTCAGCTGCTTTGAAGTGTCAGGCGGAGGGACGGACGCGGACGGCGAAAGACTCAACTTCGGCGCGCGTCTCGTGATGCGCTTTCTGGCGACCGACGAGGAGAAAAAGGAATACGACGAGAAACACAAAGAGGATCTGGAAAAAGCCAAAAGACAAGAGATCGTCGACCGGGAAAGAGAGGCCAGAGCCGCGCGCGCCCGCGCCGCGATCCAAGACCGGGCGGAAGCCGAAAAACGCGCCGAAGCGGAGCGGAAACAGGCGGAAGCCGAGAAAAAAGAAAAACAGAAAAAGGACAAGATCATCGCGGCTGGAATCATCGTGGCGCTCATGATTCTGCTAAAACTGCTGTTAAAGTAACCACCAAACAGGGAAGACCCCCGGACACTACGTCCGGGGGTCTTTTTGTGCTTCTTGGAGGTACTTGAGTACTTCTATCAACAAGTCGTCCGGCATGGATGCGACGGCGCGAAGGATGGTCTTTTTTGCTTCGCATTGGCCCTCCATGGCTCTGGTCAAGATCTGGATATCGTTCTCAATGCTTGAGTCGATCATTTCCCCCTCGCCGTTTTCTAACCAGCGGCGGGAGATCCCAAATTCGCGACAGATGGACAAGACGAGTTGATCTGACGGGACACGATCACCTGATTCCAACCGGGCGATCGTGTTTTGTTTTACGCCCAGCCGCTCACCAAAGGCCGCCTGAGTTAATCCGGCGGCGACGCGGATCGCTTTGATGCGCTCGTTCACTGGCTTATCACCTCCTACGCATAAATTATACCACAAAAATATCCCAAGGGCAATAAAAAGTTGTTGACAATATACCAGAGGTATTATATAATAATGACACAGGGATAAAGGAGGTGAGCGGGATGCACGGAGACGAGCGGGCGAAAATCTGTAAAGAGATTGCCGAACTGGTCAACCAAATGACGGACGCTCAAGCCGAAGAAGTGGCGCGAAACATTGTGTTCGCTCAAACATATTACGAGCTGGGCCGACTGAGCGCCCAGAAGGACGATAACAAGGCCAGCGCGTGACGCTGGCGGAGGACGAAGAAGGAGGGACAACCCATGACACTGGCGGAAATGGTCAAGATGATCAAAAAAGAAGGGGACGTAAACCTGACTGTAGAGTACGGCGGAGTGAGGGGCGAGCTGACGGTGGACGCGCTGGCGGGCCTCAAGGACAAGCAGGTACATGAGATATTGGTGACGGATGTCCTTGGGAACACTGGCACTACCATCATTCTGAAAATGAGGGACGAGGCGCTTATCCCCAATCCGTATCTGGTAGGCTGCGCCTGTAAGAACTGAGGGTGAAAAAAGCCTGAGAACCACCAAGGAGGAAATAGGACATGTTCAACCAAGCCCGATTCGATCTCATCCTCGCACTGACGGGGGAGAAGATGATCGACGCGGCGGAGGCGATGGGGATCTCCATGGCCTCCCTGTACAACAAGCGCCATGGAAAAAACGACTTCACCAGCCGGGAGATCGAGGCGTTCTGCCGCCACTATATGGTCAGCCCCATGGACGTGTTTTTCGAGGGGCTGGAGGACGACCTGCGCCGGGCCAAGGGGGCGAAAGCATGACAGAGCTGCGAATGCGGTCGTACCGCCAGCGGGCCGCGCTGAGCCTGTGGACGGGCCAGGCTATCTATCACGGCATCGAGATCATCCCCCGGACGGGCCTCAACCTGCTGCGCTACAAGCGCCGTCTGCGGCGGATGGCCGCGCCGGTGTGCCCGCCGGATAAGACTTGGGAGGTCGTGCTGCTGTTCATGGCGGCGGTGGGGATGTTTCTCTACGCCTTCCTACGGTGGTGGTTCCTATGATAAAGAGCCATGACTTTCTACATGCCGTGCCGGGCCAGATATCCAGCCAAGTCAGGCTGGGGACTCACCTATTTGCGCCGGACACGGTCACTGCTCCACGCCATACCTGCGCCGACCCGCGAAAGATCCGAAGCGTCAAGACGCTGGAAAGCCAGCTCTGCTACAACGCCCGCTACACGGTGGACATACGCGGGCAGAAAACGGCGGATAACGGGCGGACGAACCAACGGTGGACGCTGAACCTCGGAGCCTGTATCGAGTGCGAGAGTCCCTGCGAGTACGGGATGGAGCGGCTGCGGCGGCTCAAGATCCACGAGCTGCTGGAACTGGGCTGCGGGGCTGACTGCCTCACCTGCCCGGAGCCCTGCCGGGTGTACAAGCTGGCCGTCGGGAAGATCGCGGCGGAGGAGATCCAGAAGGCCGTGAAACGGAAACAGGCCGAGGCCTTCGCCCGGGCGGCGCTGGCTCAATATCTGCCGGAGGGCGTGAAACGCCAAGAACGAGAACAGCCCCCCAAAGGGAGAACCCACAGACGGAAACCCGCGACGGTCAGCGGTGCGGGCCAGAAAAAGGGAGAGCGCAGCGAATCGAGGACGAGCACGGCGCGAAGCGCCAGCGCAGGACGAAGCCCACAACGCGCCGCAGGCGTGGAGCGGGCCGAGAAAAAGGAGGAGACCCCATGAGTACGATGGCCTTGGACACACAGGCCCGGACGATCCTCGCACAGGACACCGCCAGAGCCGCCATGAGGGCGATCCAGTCCCCGGCCTATCTGGACGAGTGCGAAGCGTGGGCCCAGAAGTGGTGGGGCCTCCCCTACGCCGTCGTCCGCCGGAAGACCCAGGAGGAGCTGGAGCCCCAGCTGACGGCGTGGCTCGACACCCTGCGCCGCCCGGAGCCGGTGCTCTGCGGGAACGTGGAGGTCATCCCCTTTGAGCGGGGATAGGCTCGTATAGGGCCGAAGCCCACAACGCGCCAAAGGCGTGGAGCGGGCCGAACATGGGGCTGGGAGTTCATCAGGGAAAGAACGTCGCCGAAATGCGCGCGGCTGTGCTAACGCGGCGAAGGTGCGGGTTCGACACCCGTCCGCCCCACCACGGTGCGTCTGGTCAACGTGCCGGTTGTCAGTCCCTCCTTGAGAGGGGGAAACTCTCCTTCCGTTGTGTGACAAAGCGGAAAGACGCTTGACGGCCCGGACAGACGGGCATTTCATGGGGCGCACGGTTTGGGCACGGGAACACAGGAATCCCGCACTGGCCGGTTCAACTCCGGCTGGCCCCACCAACCCCGGGCTGGACACACCCGGGTAGCACCTCAGGCATGGGGTGTCATTACCTCCTAGGGGCATGACCCCGACCCTACCCCTTCACCATCTTTTCGGGGCGGGCGGCCCTCTGGCGCGCGGCGGACTGGTACGTCACCGGCGCTTTAAGAGGGCCTATTTTATGGGGCCAAAAAAAGGCCCCGGCGAAAACGCCGAGGCCCGAACCAAAGGAACTAGGACTCTTGTATTATACCACAAACAAGCCGGGAAATCAAATCAAGGGAGGAAGGACAAATGGGCATGAACAAAGGGATGTACACAAGTAACAGCTGCGAATGGGAAACGCCGCTTGATTTTTTTAAGGATCTGGATGCGGAGTTCCACTTTGACGTGGACGTATGCGCCACGCCGGAAAATGCCAAATGCACCGAATATTACACCAAAGCGGACGACGGACTGGAAAAAGAATGGACCGGCGTCTGCTGGATGAATCCACCATATGGGCGTGAAATCGGGGAATGGATGAAAAAAGCTTATGCATCCGCCCAAAGCGGTGCGACGGTGGTGTGCCTCGTACCTGCGCGGACAGATACCGGCTGGTGGCATGACTATGCTATGCGCGGGGAGGTGCGCTTTGTGCGGGGGCGATTGAAATTTAACGGGCTTAATTGCAGTGCGCCATTTCCATCGGCGGTGGTGATATTTCGGGGGAGAGCGGATTGAAAAAAGGAGGAAGGACAATGGAACGAAGAAAATGCCGCCGCTGCGGCCATCCCATGACGCGGATCATCACCCAGACCATAGAACCGGGCGGAAGCCACTGGAAGGCCTGTTACACCTGCCTCAGCTGCGGCCACAAGATCGTGGCTGCGCCCGCTGGGAGCCGGGCGGAGGCGGAAAAGGGGCTGGAAGACTTTGCGGCCATGATTGACCAAGAATATAAGACAGCCGACACACGATCCGCCGCGCCAAGAAAGCCCCAAACGGCGGAAGCCGACCGGGCGCTGGCCGCCTACGGCCTCTACTGCCAACTGTGCGAGACCCTGACCGGGAAACCCATTGCCAAGATGGACGAGCTGCTGACCGCCGCCCAAAAGACCAAGCGGGAGCTGGAAGCCTACAAGGGCGCGGGCCAGCGATACGAGGCGGAGATCGCCCGGCTGAAACGTATGGCGGCGGAGGATATCCTGATGGCGGCGCAGAGCAGATGCCCCTGCAATAGCTGCACGGAAAACCCGATTGACAAGGGCTGCACCTTTGAGGAGTGCGAAGGCTGCGACCACCGCTGCGTGTGTTATGAGTGCAACGACGATGAGAGCTTTGTATGGAGGGGCGGGAAATGACCGAAACCCGGAAACGAAAAAAACGGCTGTTTCATCGGCAGTTCGCAAGGTCGATCTCAAAATATCCTGCCTGCGAACATTTGAACATGGCTCTTTGGTATCTGCTCAAAAAGCCGGAAGAAAACCGGGAGGCGATTGGCGAGATCGTGTATGCGATTGTGAAATCAGGCGGCTATATCAATGACGTTCACGAAAAAAACGTTGAAAGAAATGGGGTTTATGCCATGACCGAAACGCCGAAGTGCCCCTATTGCGGGGCGGAATTGGAAGTGACCCATGCTTTCGTGAGCGATGCTACCGCGGCACATAAGTTGGTATACACCTGCTTCTGCCGAGAGTGCGGAGTATACACGCCCAAAAGGCCAACGCCGGAGGAAGCCCTTTCCGCCGCCCTACACCGCGCCGAGCCGGAAATGCGGCCCCTGACGCTGGAAGAGGTGCGGGCGCATTGCGCAAAAGGGCCGAATGCCGAACCGCTGTGGGCAGAGTTCAGGGAAGAATGCGCTATTTCCAGATGGATTTTTGCGGTTATCCCACCTGATGTTTTCGACAGACCTGTCCTTTCCGAGTGGATAGCAACGAACAGAAGCGAAAAATACGGGAAAGAATGGCGCTGCTGGCCCCGGAAGCCTACGCCGGAGCAGATGGCGGCGGAGAAGTGGGAGGAATGAACCATGAAAATACTGATAGCATGTGAAGAATCTCAGGCAGTATGCACTGAGATGCGACGCCTGGGACACGAAGCATACTCATGCGACCTGCAGGAGCCGTCTGGCGGGCACCCAGAATGGCACATCATGGGAGATGCGCTGGAATCGCTGAAGGGCGGGACAATCGTAACAATGGACGGAGAAACGCACTGCGTCCCAAAGTGGGATATGCTGATTGCTCATCCGCCGTGCACATATCTTACAAACGCGGGAGCCGTCCGGATGAGAGTAAACGGAGAAATTGTTTTGGAAAGATATGCAAAGGCCATGGAGGCAAAAGAGTTTTTTATGGCCTTCTGGACGGCGGACATTGACAGGGTCGCCATTGAGAATCCAACGCCGATGCGGCTTGTGCAACTGCCGCCGTACTCCCAGGCGATACAGCCTTATGAGTATGGACATCCATACAGCAAGCGCACATGCCTGTGGATTAAAAACTTGCCGCCGCTGATCCCGACAAAAATCATCGCAGAGCACACGCCTTACGTAAACGGCGGATGCAAAGACGCAAATGGCAACTACAGGCGATTCCAGGGCCGCAAAGAACGCGACATGAAAACGCGCTCGAAAACATTCCCCGGCATCGCCCGCGCCATGGCGGAACAGTGGGCCGGAAAAGCGGAGGTTGAAACGCTATGACCTGCAAGCATATATCTGCCCTGCTGGTGCTGGCGCTGGCCGCTATCGCCCTGACCGTGTGCGCGGGGCTGGCCGCCGGGGTGAGCATGTGGCCGTGGATCGTCGCCTACTGGGCCGTGCTGACGGCAAAAAATGTTGTGGACTGGATAGGGAGGGAAAAAGAATGACCATCAAAGGGCTGCAAAAGCTGATCGGCAAGGATGCCTACAACCTGACGCTCATCAACTGCTACGGAGCTGGGGGCATGATCGTCCGCCAGCACCTGAGCGTGTGGGGGCGGGCGATCTACCCCATGGACGGGCTGCCCGTCATGGACGAGGAGACGCTGCTCGCGGTGCTGGACGTGCCCCGGGAAAAGTGGAAAAACTGCCACGTGCTGACGGCGGACGCGGACAGCACCCTTCTGACGGCGATGATGGAGGACAATCTGGACAGCGACCGCCAGCTGGAGGAGATGGGCATTCAGCTTATCACCGGCGGCGGGGAGTACAAGTTTCTACTGGAGCCGCTGGGGGACGAGTGCTATGCCATCCGACCGGAGTACCTCAAGCCCATAGGACTGACCAGCGAGCACACGTACTGGCTGCGGGAGACCGGCTGGGACGACAAGACCGGCGAGGCCCAGCACGTGATCGTCATCAAGCTGGGGATGCAGAACGTGGCCGCCATCGCCCAGAACATCGACTGGGGAAGCGACGAGAAGACCGTGGCCCAGTTGGGCCGGATCTGCGACAAGGCCCGCGCCATCCAGCGGGAGCGGGCGCTGTATGCCGGGGAGGAAAAAGAGGAATGACCATCACCGAGGCCACCCGCCAAGCCATGGCGGAGGGGAAGAATATCGCCCGCCGATGGTACGACCGGCGGATCATCATCAAGCCGGAGACCTCGCCGGACTGCTGCCTGATCTGGGTGGAAGGGAGTAAACGCCCGCCAGCCGTGCGGTGGAACCCGGACGCGGACGACCTGACCTCCGACAGCTGGGAAGTCACGGGAGACTGGTATGAGCCGTGAGGCGGAGAAAAAATCTCTATATAATGTAGAAACACCTGACAGGGAGACGGAAAAGCCGAGGAATGATCCTCCGCTGTGCTGCCAGCGCTGCGCCCACTACCGCCCGACCTTCTTTCTCAAGATCGGGCTGGAATGCGCGGCCTTCGGCACGGTGGCGGGCGTGCTGGACGATAAATGCGGGTTTTACGCGCCGAAATGACGCGGGGCGGATAGCGCCCTATACGACCCTGTAACACAATTAACTATACGCACATATGCATGATTACTCATATGTGCGGGAGCCGACAAAAGGGGAGGGGGTACGCCCTAGGGCGACCGGGGGAAACGTCAGGTTTCCCCCACTCGCCCTGGGCCCTCCCGGGAAAAGCCAAGAGGAAAGCAGGACAAGACCATGGGCTATTACGAGAAACGGATCCAGTCGGGGCCGTATCTGGAGGTGTACCGCTACCATGCCCTGCGGTCGCCGGGGAAACAGACCCCAAGGTGCCCGGTGGAGCGGGACACCACCGAGTATCAAGAGGAGCTGAACTCCGTCGCCGCGTGGAAAAAGCTCCTCCGGCTGGTACTGTGTAATTTTAGCCGGGCGGCGGGGGATCTCTTCGTCACCGTCACCCACCGGGAGCGGATCACCGAGGCAGACGCTCTCCGGGAGGAACGGAACCTGATCGCCCGGCTCAAGCGGCTGCGGAAACGGCTGGGTCTCTCCGAGCTGAAGTACATCGCGGTCACGGAGGAACAGGGACGCTGGCATACCCACCTGATCCTCAACGGCGGCCTGACGCTGGAACAGCTGGTCAAGGTCTGGGGCGACCGGGGCCGGGTGGCGGTCTCCACGCTGGAAGACCAGAACAACTACCGGGAGCTGGCCCGCTACCTGACGACCGATCACAAGGAGTGCCGCCGGAAGACGGACGAGCACGGCGACCCGGCCCTCAAGACTCCGCGGCGGAAATATCAGCGACGCTGGCATGCCAGCCGAAATCTAGCCCGGCCCGTGGAGAAGGTCAAGCCAGCGCCAAAGCCCCGTCTGGGCGAGCCAAAGCCGCCCAAGGGCTACCGGCTCCTGCCGGACTGGCGCTTCGGCGTGGACGTGCTGGGCTATTACTACGTGGATTATGCCTGTATGGCGGAGAAATGGGAGCCGAAACCGCCGAAGGGAGGAAAACGGAATGCCAAAAAATCCAAGGGAAGCCATCCCAGAGCCGACAAAGAAGGTGAGCGAAGCTCGCGACCTTCTGGGGCGCGAGCCGACAGAAAGCGTGGAACAACAGCGGCTCTTTCAGTGGGCGCGGATGGCGGCGGGAGCGCGCCCGGAACTCGACCTGCTCTACCACATCCCCAACGAGGGGAAGCGGAGCGTCAAGACCGGGGCCCGGATGAAGGCCGAGGGGCTGAAAAAGGGCGTGCCTGACGTGTGTCTGCCGGTGGCCCGGGGCGGCTGCCACGGCCTGTACATCGAGCTAAAGCGGGAGCGGAGCGGGCGCGCCACGCCGGAACAGGTGGCGTGGATGGACGCGCTCATGGCGGAGGGGTACGCTGTCAGCCTGTGCCACGGCTGGGAGCGGGCGGCGGAAGCCATCGAGGCGTATCTGGAGGGAGGCGGGGAGAGTGGAAAGTGAACATCCCTACAGACCCGAAACCCAAAAGCCGCCGAATCCTGCCAAGGAGGCCCTGCGGGGCTACCGCTCCCTGCTGCGCCAGCGGGAGGAGGTGGAGCGGGAGGTGGAGGAGCACTACGCCCGGGCCACGTCCTGCACGGTGAGGCTCAAGCCATACAAGGCGGCGGGCGGCTCCGCCAGCTACGACCGCATGGCGGACGACGCGCTGCGGGCCGCGGATGCGCGTCAGGAGCTGGCCGCTCTGGACGAGGCGCTGGCTGCCGAGCTGCGCCGCCTCCGGGAGATGCTCACGTGGCCGGAGACGGCCAACCAGCGGGAGGTCATCCTCCGGCGCTACCTGCGTGGCCAGCGCTGGGAAGCCATCGCCGCCGCCATGTGCTGCGACAAGGTCACCGCGTGGCGCTGGCACGGCGACGCGCTGGTCACGATTAACGCCAGACTGGCGGAGGAACGGAAGGAAACGTGAAGGAGGGAACATCATGGAGATCATCATCAAGGGGATCGAGGAGATCCGGCCCTATGAGAACAACCCGCGCGTCAACGACGGAGCCGTGGGCGCGGTGGCCGAAAGCATCCGGGAGTTTGGATTCCAACAGCCCATCGTGGTAGACCGGGACGGCGTGATCATCGCCGGTCACACCCGTTACAAGGCCGCGAAAAAGCTGGGGCTGACAGAGGTGCCCGTCGTGGTGGCCGGAAAACTGACGGACGAACAGGTCAGGGCCTACCGGCTGGCCGACAACAAGACCGGCGAACTGGCCGAGTGGGATTTCTCCGCCTTGGAGGAGGAGCTGGCCGGGATCGGAGAGCTGGATATGAGCCTGTTTGGCTTTGATAACATCGAAGAGCTGCAAGACGTTGAACCGATCGATCAGGTCGGGAGCACAACAGCGGCAATGGAACACAAAATGATGATCGACAAGCAGACAATAGGCATGACGGAGGAAGAATACGCCGAAATAACAGAAAAACTGGATGGCGTTAGTTTCGGTTTTGTAAGGAGTTTATTGCATGATTGATTTTATCGGCATAGACAAGATTAAACCAGCAGAGTACAACCCGCGTAAGATCAGCGAGAAGCAGAAAGAACAGCTCATGGAAAGCATCCAAGAGCTGGGATTTGTTATGCCTGTGATCGTTAATAAGGCAAATAACGTAATTATTGCGGGCCACCAGCGGACAAACGCGGCCAGACAACTTGGACTTAACGCTGTACCGGTGCAATTCGTCGAAAATCTGGACATCGGCGACGAAATACGCTTCAACCAGCTCCATAACGCCAACGCGACAAACCCCAGCAGCGCAAAATACACCGGTAAGCCTTTCGAGGGGTACGCCGAGAAACCAGCGGACGAGTTCAGGCCCATCACATCCAACGCAGAAAGCGTCAAACAATTATGCATCATGATGCTGAAATATGGGAATGTGTTCAGCTGTGTTGTCGAGGGCGAAAGCGTCATTTGCGGGGGGGATTACGTCAAAGCATGCTCGTTGCTGGGTAAGCCGGTGACCGCTTACGGATTGGAGAAAAAGGACGATCAAGGCTACCTGAACAAAGAATACGGCGTGTATTCCTATGACAGCCTGAAACGCAATACCTACGTGCAAGGCTTGGCCCAGCTGTATAGAGACCCGGAGAGGCAAAAGCAGGGGAAAAAGCCGTACAGTAGTATGCTGTACGAAACCATGGTGCTCCCTTATTTGCAAGACAAGCCGCAACTGTCAGTGCTGGATTTCGGCTGCGGCAAGGGGGGTTACATCAGCCAGCTGGCAAAACACAGGCGAGCCGTCGGCATTGAATTTTTCAACAACAACGGTTCGGTTATCGATGTGGCGGCCGGAAATGCAATGATCGACAGGCTGTGCAGGGAGATCGAGACAAACGGGCCGTTTGACGTTGTCGTGTGTGATAGTGTCATGAACAGCGTCGACAGTCTACAGGCCGAAAAAAGCGTGATGGGATGCCTTAACCTATTTGGGACGGGAAAGTGCTTTATCAGCGGCAGACCACGAGACAGGGCGGAGGATAAGCTGCGGTCAAAGCGATCCATAACGCTGAGCAAAAGATTCTCGGAGTTCATGGATGCCGATGGCTTCACGGCCACATACCGCAAGGGCAACTGGTATTATCAGCACTACCAGACAAAAGAGCAGGTTCAAGACCTTGCAAAGCAAAACGGTTTTGCGATCGACGCCATGGCATGGGGCAAGCATGGGGACAGCTATCAAACGGCCATGCACAAAACAATGCAGCTGTCAGACGATGATCTGATAGCTGCATTGAGCTTTGAGTTTGACCTGCCGCTGCCCAGCGGCAGGAGTTATGGCAGACAGGCGGACATTATAGCGGCTTGCCGTCGCGCTGGCTTGCTGCATAGTGATGGGCAAACTGCCAATTACGGCACGTGCAGAACGCCTTGACGCTGCAATGCGGGTCATCTGCGTTGATATCTTCCGGCCCAAACGATACGCGTCTGGCATCCTCGATCACCACATGAACGCCGTTGTGGTCGTCAACTACGGTGGAACCTGCGCACGGCACTACGGCCAGATGGTAGTTCAGCTCATACTTGAAGCTGCTTGACACGCCGCAGAGGTAGTAAACACCATCGCCAAGCTCCAAATCATGCGCCTCGGTGACGCCGCCTTTGATATGACGATCATAGGGGCCGAGCAGACAGCGGGCGCAGTGCTGAGACAGGTCAACACCGTCGACCCTTTTAAGCCATAAATACCGAAATGGAGAGGTGACATTAAGCTGAGTTAGTTTCATACGATCGCTCCTTTCGTTTGGAACTTTACAGCTAAAATCGTTATGTGTCAACGGTTTGAAACAGAACAACGCGAAAAAATCCAGCGGGCAAGGGAGGCACTGCGCAAAACGACCAGCCCGTACCTGCGAAGAGACCTGACGAAATACATTGCCAGAGCCGAGCGGAAGATGAAAGGTTGCAACGCCATGCAACTAAAATCCTGATATACTGATATCAGCGGGATCACACAAGGGAGCGGCCTCACGGCTGGCTCCCTGTTTTGTTGGAGGCGACTATGGATGGGAGCCGTATGAAGTACGCTGAAAAGAATCCACACTACGACCGGGAGCGCCACAAAGCGTGGCGAGAGAAAGTGCTGCGACGCGCTCACGGCCTGTGCGAGGAGTGCGCACGCTATGGCCGCGTCGGTAAGGACGGTCTGCCGATACCAGCGACCGTCGCCCATCACATCCAGCACCTCGACGAGCACCCGGAGCTGGCCTACGTCGTCGCCAACGGGCGCGCCCTGTGCGCCGATTGCCACAACCGCGCGCACCCGGAAAAGGGCGGCCGGAGGTAACCCCCCCACCCCTCCACTCCCATTTTGGGAGGGTGGCCGAC